ATTCTATACAACGTCCCAAGCGGATTCAAACTGACCGCAAGAATAACAACGAATTATCGTTGCTTGAAGAACATATACAGACAGCGCAAGAATCACGTCTTACCGGAATGGAACAAATTCTGCGCGTGGATCGAAACGCTTCCGTATGCGAAAGAACTACTTTTGACCGATTAAAACAAGGAGAATAACGATGCAAGAGATTACCGTAACCTACAAGGCAGAAGTAACGAAGGTCATTCTGACAGACGATTTGGATGCAGAGCTGATTAAGTGTTGGAAAGACAAAGAACAGGAAGTTAAGAAAGCGCTCGATGCCGACGATGTGCATGTGTCGCATTTGAAGTATTTCGTGCGAGATGTGGACGAGTATGCAGAAGATTAAGCGGGTAGTTGTAATCGACAACTTTGAACAGCCGGAAAGCTGTTGGGATTGCCCGATTCTGAAAACGAATGTAAGTGGAGACGTTTTCTGTGGTCTTTTAGGAGAACGAAAGGGCAAGATCAAGGAATACGAACACGGATTTATTCGCAGCGATTGCAAACTTGACACAATCGCTTTCGCAGAAAAGTTCGAGGACGAGGACTTAGAGTAATCGCTCTTATCATCGATACTAATTGTCACCGGAGGAATTAAAAATCGTGGAGCAACAGGAGGTAGTGCCGTCTTACAACTCAACAGCGGAAAAAGCGGTCATCTCTTGTATGTTGCAAGACGAGAGAGCTTGCGAAAAAGGGCTTCTTGTTTTAGCACGAGATAATTTCATTGACACAGACTGTGCAAAGGTTTTTTCCGCAATCAAGATTGCTCACGACCAAGGATTTGAAGTTGGTCTGCAATCGGTAAGCAGCATTCTTGATAATGACTTTCTTGACAAACTGATTGAGATTGCTCAAGAATTGCCGACTGCGGCGAACTTTGAAGTATATCTCAAAAACTTACAAGCAGAGCTTAGAAACAGGCGTTTCATACACGAGTTTACCGCGATTGTCGAGAGGGCAAAACAAGGTGACGAAAGTGTAATTGCAGACGCGCAAGAAGCGCTAAACGGATTCACAAAAGACGCTGACACAGGATTAAAACCCATCCGAGATTTTGTCGTTGAAGCAATTACAAATCTCGGAAGTCAAGAGAAAGGAATCCCGACAGGATTCTACGATCTCGATGCTACAACACGCGGTTTGTGCAAAGGAGATTTGATTATCGTTGCGGGTAGACCGTCAATGGGTAAATCTTCCTTCGCGGCGAATGTCGCTACGAACGTTGCAAGAGACGGTCATGTTGTCTGCTACTTCTCTTTGGAAATGACAAGCGTTTCCATCGTGCAGAGAATGATATTCGGAATGATCGGTCACTCGGAAAAAGAAATCACGCGCGACATGAACTCGGATAATCCAGTTGTCACGCAAAAGGTGTTTGAAGTACAGCCGGATATTGAGAACATGAAGTTCTATCTGAACGAAAGTTCTTCCGTGACGGTAAACAAGATTGCTCTCGAATGCAAGAAAGTTCAAGCACTCGAAAACAAGGTTGATTTGATCGTTATTGACTATCTCGGTTTGATCCAATCAGAAACAAAGGTTTCCACAAGAAACCAAGAGGTTGCCGAAATATCTCACGCATTAAAGAGACTGGCAAAAGAATTGGATTGCCCCATTATCTTGGTATCTCAGTTGAATAGAAACTCGGAAGGTAGATCGGATCACACGCCTATGATGGCAGACCTTTCTGAATCGGGCGCGGTAGAAGCAGATGCAGACGTTGTTTTGTTCCCTTATCGCCCTTGGGTTTACGACAAAGAACGCAATCAATCGGAAGCAGAGCTTATTGTAGCAAAGAACAGAAACGGCGAGACAAAGAAGATTCCGCTTTATTGGCAAGGCGACCAGTTTATTTTCAAGAATGTTAGGTATGAGGGATAACAGTTGACAGTAGAATTATATTCGCACTACGAAGATTGGATGATTGCAAACGCGGATTGCCTTTACTATATGCCGTTAATGCCGGAAAAGAGCGTAGACTTCATTCTGTGCGATCTGCCTTATGGAACGACTTACAATAAGGATGATATTCGGATTCCGTTCGATAAACTTTGGGAACAATATGAACGACTCATAAAACCCAATGGGTGCATTGCTCTGTTTGCAGACGGCATGTTTATGGCAGACTTGATGAAATCTAACGAGAATTGGTGGAAATACAATCTCGTATGGGACAAAGTTCTGAAAACAGGGTTTCTCAATTCACACAGAATGCCGCTTCGACAGCACGAAGAAATCTGCATATTCTACAACAAGCCGCCGACATACAATCCACAATTCACACACGGCGATCCGCTGCACGGACAAGGCAAAAGAAGCCTATCACTTGAAGAAGTTCCGAACAACAAGAACTATGGAGCGTTCAAAGCAATCGGAGACGAGCGAAAGGGAAGCACGGAAAAATATCCGTCAAGTATTCTGCGATTCCCAAAGCCACATCCGAGTGTTGCGAAACACAGAACAGAAAAGCCAGTAGAGCTTTGTGAATGGTTAATTAAAACCTACACAAACGAAGGAGATAGAGTCCTTGATAATTGCATGGGAAGCGGAAGCACAGGCGTTGCAGCGATCAGAAACAGACGGGTTTTCCTTGGGATCGAAAAGGATCAAGAGTATTATAAAACCGCAAAGGAACGGCTCATTTCGGAATCAGATCAAAGCATAAGGTTGTTCAGAGCATGAAGATCGATATTTTCAACAGCAAAACAACATACGATGTTATTCTTGCAGACCCACCGTGGAGACAATCGAAAGGCGGCAAGAAAGCCGTTAGACCGCGCAGTTCCGGCGAAAAGCTCGATTACCCTACTCTCTCTATTGACGATATAAAACGGCAATTAGAAGCTGTCACAAGCTCTGAGGTGGGGGTATCACAAGTGCTGTTCCTTTGGACGATTGACAAGTACCTTTTCGATGCGGAGAGGATTGCAAAAGAGCTTGGCTTTAAGCTACATGCAAGGATGATTTGGAACAAAGTTACTGGAATACCGTCTGCGTTTACGGTGCGATACGGTCACGAATATCTGCTTTACATGTATAAGGGCAAGTTCATGCCGATAGCAAAAGAGGAACGCGGAAAGATTCACACCGTCTTTACTGAGCAAGTGAAGCGGCACTCTCAAAAACCAGAAATATCTTTCAGAATTATCGAGCGATTATATCCAAACGCAAGAAAGTTGGAGATGTACGCTCGGAAAGAAAGAGACGGATGGGATTGTTGGGGGAACGAAGTGTGAGATTATGGAAGAATTAAAACTGTTTGAAGATGATTGCTCGGTAGTATTGCGCAGAGAGTGGGCTATGCCGAGTGGAAACACGTTTGAGATTCCACCAATCAAGAGATTAGTAGAGCGAGAGTGCATGAAGAAACGGGATGGTACGATAATTGACCCGTTTGCAAATCGATCACGATATGGAACGATAAGAAACGATTTGAACCCAGAGTTTCAAACAGAATATCATCTTGACGCTCTTGAATTTCTGAAACAGATGGGAACAAATTCTGCGGACATTGTTTTGTTTGATCCACCGTATTCATTGACGCAAGCAGCGGAACTGTACAACAGTTACGGAAAAGAAAAGCTCGAAGTAAGCGTTTCCAACATGAAATATTGGAGCGACTGCAAGGACAATATTGCTCGTATCTTAAAGATCGGAGGAAAATGTTTGAGCTTTGGATGGAATACGAACGGCTGTGGAAGGACGCGAGGATTTGTGCTTGAAGAAGTTTTAATCGTTGCGCATGGGGGCGGTAAAAATGACACTCTATGCACAGTGGAAAGGAAATATAAGTGAGAGACTTAGGGCGAATTGACTTTTTCTGCGGCAGATTAGCTGCGGCATGGAGAAAAGTTCCAGATCAGAGGTTCGGGCAGCTCATGTGCAATATTTTAGGTGACATGTCTGAGAAACGCGATCCGTTCTTTACAGAGGAAGATGAAATGATCGAGTTTATCGAAAAATGGGTTAATGAATATACAGGAGAGTAATGTAAATGTATTGTGGCAGTTTTCCGAAAACAATAAATGTTCAACTTGACGCTCATGCAAGAATGCCGACGAGAGCGCATGAAACTGATGCGGGACTCGATTTGTACACGAGAGAGTCCTTTACAATTCCCGCGCACAGAAGCGCTTGCATCGACACAGGAGTGCATATCGAACTTCCAAAGGGAACATTCGGGAAAATTGAAAGCAAGAGCGGATTAAACGTAAAGCACGACGTTGTATCGTGCGGCGGAGTAATCGACGAAGGATATACAGGAAGTATTGTCGTGAAACTGTACAACCTTGGAGAAAAAGATTATATATTCCATCTTGGGGAAAAAATCGCTCAACTTGTAATAATCCCTTGTATGTACGTAGGATGCAAGGTTGTAGAAGAATTGGACAACGACACGGAAAGACAAGCAAACGGATTCGGGAGTAGCGGAAAATGATTTATGAACCAATTCAGAGCGAAAAAGTCAATCATCCTACACATTATCAATCTGGAAACGGAATTGAAGTAATCGATGTTATCGAAGCGTTTACCGCAGATTTGAATGGTGTCGTTGCGTTCGATATGGGAAACGCGATCAAATATCTTTGCCGATGGAACAGAAAAGGCGGCGTTGAGGACTTGAAAAAGGCAAAGTGGTATATCGACCACGCTATTCAGAAGTTAGAAGATGAAAAAAAAGAATAAAGTTGCATACATAGCGGGTTCTATATCGGATAGATTGGACACATACCAGTACGATTTCTGTGATTGCGAAATGGTGCTGAACCATCTTGGCTATGTTGTCCTCTCCCCCGCTTGGCTTCCTGTCGGATTGCACGAATACGATGATTACATGAACATCGGAGAACAGATGTTACGAGCGTCGGATTTAGTCGTTTTTCTTGAGGGTTGGGAGAAAAGCGTAGGTGCATCTATAGAGCATGATTTGGCAATGGGCTTGCACAAGAAAATTGTATATTACAACAAAAATAGAGGTTGCAGAACACAGTTATCAAGAGCTTTCGGGAGGCAGATGCAAAAATGAAAGAGGTCACGTTCTCAATATTGGGTGAACCAAAGGCGAAAGGCAGACCGAGATTTGCCAAGCGAGGAAACTTCGTAAAGACGTACACGCCAGAGCAAACGCTGAACTATGAAGCATTTATAAAGATGTGCTACATAGAAGCGGCAGACGGCATAAAGTTCGATGATGCTGTCATAGCTGAGATAAAGTGTGTGTTCGGAATACCGAAGTCTGTAAGCAAAACAAAGCGGAAAGAAATGCTCGATGGTAAAATACCTTGCATGAAAAAGCCGGACACAGATAATATTGCAAAAAGCGTACTCGATTCCATTAACACAATCGCATACGATGATGATAAACAAATTGTGAAGCTGATTGTTGAAAAGTTCTATGGCGAAACGCCGAGGGTAGAAGTTACGCTTCGAGAATATGAAAAAGTGGTTTAACGACCACTTCTTTTTTTGTTTTGTCACAAAAAAAATAAATGGGACGCAACTAATAGGTGAAAGGGCAAGTTCCACATATATGGGCGGTTTTCTTGCCCCGAAAAACACAAGAACATGCACTTCCATGCGCCTCCTATTATTGATTTCCCATGTGTTTTCTTCCTTTCTTGCCGCCCATATAACAAATAAGACAATCACGAAGCGAGAGGAATGTAAAAGTGAAAGTCCAGTCAAGCATGGCTGCTATCGAGCCGAAAAAACGTGGCAGACCACAAAAGACCGAAGAAGAAAAAGAAGCCGAAAAGAAGCAAAGAGAGTTAGAAGAACTCGATAAATGGCGCGAAAAGATGCGCAAAAAATGGGGCTATCGGTTCGATGCTGACGGAAATTCACGAGACTTCACCGACGTTGAGTATAGGGAAC